GGGGACACTGAATTAAATATTCCTTTTCCACCCTCAGGAAAAGGTATGAGAGACTCGTTTAACCTCCCTATAGGTCTCGGTTTGCGGGGAGGACATAGAAAAGGTGAGGAAACCCTCACCCAGTTGATTTATTTATTATAGCAAAGATGCTAAGATTTGTAAAGCAGTCAAAGATAAGTAATTATACTCATTCATGTGACTGTCATTACAGTCTGGGGTAGGAATCCTGTCACCGTAGACAGCATCAATGATGCAAAGAAGATGTAAGGTACTACCTTTAATGGGACGTGTTTCATTAGATCCACCCCATGTTTCCCGCAGTAATCCCCACTGCTACGAAGAATGCGAACTCTAGAAGACCATGCATTGATGGGGGGATAGAGTTGAAAGATGTTTTTAGATTGGTCATTTGAACCTTGTGCTCCTCAGGTGTTATTAAATTGGATTGTATGCGGGCATCATAACCCCGCCCTCTGGATCATCATCGTCATCATCGCCTTCAGATGCCCTTAGAAAGAGTTCTAACCCTATCAAAAGACCGAAGGGATATAGACACCACAATATTGCTTGCCCATAACTTATTTCACTGACAGTGATAAGACTGTCCATTAGAACATGCCAAAGAACATGTGTCCTGTAAGTGCATCAGAAATACCTGCTGCGAATAGACCAACCATTGCTGCTCTACCGTTCCAAGTCTCTGCCCAGATCTTCTGGGGTTCCACTCTACTGTTCTTCTCGAACAGATCGTCTACAGATTTTTCTTTGAAAGATTTTTTCATTAGATAAAACCTGGTAGAAGTTGTCCTGTGAAAGCATATACTGTGCAGATTGTGATGAATCCCATCATTGCTGCACGACCTTGTGCTTTAATAAAAATGTCGCTGTTTGACATTAGAAGATACCTGGGATGATCTGACCAGTAGTTGCATAAGCACCAACTGCTGCTACGAAACCAAGCATTGCTGCCCAACCGTTAAACTTTTCTGCTTCTGGAGTCATTGTTTTTTACCTTTGTGTGAGTTTGTTTACATTTGATGTGACAATTATGTCACAGATCTTAGAACCCTGCGAGTCCAAAGAAAAAGAAGTTTCCTGTGGTAGCATACGAAATAACTCCTGCAACCAATCCTAGCATTGCCAGACGTCCATTGAGTTTTTCAGCATTCTTACCATAACCATCGTAGTTGTCAACATAGGACATACGAGGTTCGGACGCATACATGTTCTGTCTGCCACCTGATTCAGTTACTGTTGTCATTTGTTACTTTGTGAAGAAACGTTACAATATTATATAGGAAAGATTAAGTTTTGTCAAGATCTATAATAACATTCCCTGATACGGATATTCTGACATCATCGGTCCTCTTAGGGTACACCGTATGGATGAGGTTGGAGGGGAAAATCAAGGCGTGGCCTGTAGAGTTGGCATCTATGTGCACTGGATTTCCAGTTTCATTCCAAATAAAATAGAAAGGAGCGTCATCATTAGTAGTTCTTATATAACAGCTAAAAGAATATAATGAGTACTGGTGCATATGGGGTTGATGCTGATCTCCCTTGTGCATCTCGTTTGCCCACATCTGAATGATACGCATCTTATCCTTAGTGTTTCCAAAGATACCATTGACGTCCTTGTGTAACCAGAACATCTCATCAATAGTATCTACCATCCACTTCTCAAAGAGAGGTGGGACATCCATTGCATATTCTCTCTTGAGGGATACGTTCTCTTCATCACCAAGAGGAACCTTTGCTTCTAATGCTGCCATTGTATATTGCTCTAACTCTTCAAAAGGAGCAATCGCTGCAACCATGAGTTTATTGGGTACTAACCATTCCATAATGTAATGTTAAAAAAAGAAGGGGTGTCGCCACCCCTAAAAAGTCTGGACGTCAGGTTCACCTATATGTGATTCCTGTCGCGCTTTAATGCCATTTAGTTTTTAAGATCTATTGGCGGAAGATCAGGAGAAGGTGACGACATCCTTCGTATCGGTAGAGAAAGAGATTGTGTCTCCTGCTGCTACTGATCCAGACGAGATATTTATATTATCCCAAGAAGGATATTCTGTATAGGCAGAAGGAACAGTAAACGGAGAGAACGTAGGTTTAATACTATCTCCATATTCCAATTTGATTTGTGAAGAGATACTCTTCACACCTTGGTAATGCCTCCAGAGTTCACTTTGAAGATCACTTTCGATGTTATCATCGAGAGATTGCTTCAGAGCATCTTTGAGTGCTGCTGCTGCCCTTTCATATACGTTCATGATTCTATGCGTGGAATAAAGAAAACGATCCCCTTAATGGGGATCATAGTAACGAATTAGTATTGCAGTTGCTGCTATGAGAACTACAACGACTATTAAAGTAATCATATGTTAGTTGTACTTGCGGTATGCTTGTACCTCAGGATCAGGATCTAACCATTTAGTGTATTCAAAATCTTCCATAGCACAATCCAGTTGAATGGAGTTGTCTAGGAGATACATGTCTCGATACCTCTGGGTCCAGTCATGGAACTTTTGGATACGATAATCAGGGAATCCATTGTCGAGAGTCCCCTGCTCAACATAACGGTAAGGATACCGTTCTAGAATCACGTTAGTCTTGGTCATAATAATAAAGGTCTGCTTCAAGTTTCGCAAGTAGGATGTCATAATCCTCGTCTACATCACCGTAGAAGTCAACTCCTTTGTCCTCATAGTGTTTAAGTAACTGTTGATGAATAATAGGATACTCGGAGTCGAGCATAATCTGTCTGTCAACCGCATCCTCAAGGATGGAAAGACACGACGAGAATCGTTGTGCTGTAGTCATATGTGTACCTTTCTAATGGTCCGTTAATGCCCCTATGAAGGGCAACGGGTCAGGCAGGATTTGAACCTGCGACCGACTGCTTAGAAGGCAGTTGCACTATCCGCTGTGCTACTGACCCAAAAGAATTTTTGAGGCAGTTTGTATACTCAGATTCAACTTTTCAGCATCCTCTTTGTACCCCTTGGCAACTAGAGTATGCAACTTATCGATTTGGACATCCAAATAGGATTTCTCCTCTGAGATGTCTTCGTCTAGGAAATCAATCCAACTCATGAAAAGCATGTGTCTGAACTACCTCAGTAGTATAACCGATGTCCTAGCGTCTGTCAAGCATTAAAATAATCTTTTCGCATGTACCGACCGAGAATGTTAGAGTTGTAGTATGCAGGGGAACCATCTTCCATTGCCTCCGTTAGTACGTTGTTGAGAAATAATTGTTTGGTCTCGTTAAAGTTTACCAGACCTTTCGTATTATGTATACTGATAATGGTGCGTTTGAAGATTGATGCACCATGTTTTTTCTTGTCTTCTATTAGTTCTTTTGAACTTCCATAGTATTTCTTCCAGTCAGATTCAGATTTAACTTTTCGTTTTTTCCCTTTTGGGGTTCTGAATTGATAGAAGTACTTTCTACCGATATACCTTTGCCCAGTGAGCGTATTAAGTATACAGTATACAAACCCATAAGACTCACCGATGTCATCGCTATGAAAGATAACACCGTTATAAGTCCAAGGATTTTCGTAATCATCAGTCGCAGATACCGTCTTCGTCGTTGATGTCAAGATATGTAGTGTGCCTATCACTATCAGTACTTATACGATAAGCAGAAGTGTCTGAATAAACTTCCGACTTTAATTCTGCCAAGGCAATCTCAATATCTTGTATGAGTGTTTTTAAGTTTTTCTTTTTCATTAGTCTGCATACTCCTGTGCTAGTTCAAGGCATTGGTTGAGCATGTGGTGGGCACCTTCTAACCAATCATCAGATGCCCCGTCATAAAAACCATTGTAAAGGTCTTGTTTATGTTTGTAAATTCGTGCTAGTAGATCTCTCTTTCGCATAATTCCCCGTCCTGATTGTGGTAGACGTCTAAAGTCATCATCTGTCGCCTGACAGGTGTAAGTCAACCTTTTTCTCCCAGTTCTGCTTGCAGATTCTTCCAGTCTCTATCAAAAATCTCCAGACCTTTGTCTGTTAAGATGTGAGAGTACATCCCTGCAAATACTTTACTTGGGATAGTACAGATATCAGCACCCCTTTTGAATGCTTGTTCGACTTGATAAACCTCTCTGATAGATGCTGCTAATACTTGAGTCTTTGAACCGTGCGTTGCGAATACATCTGCAATGCCTTCTACTAATCCAATGCCATCAAATGATTGATCGAATACTCTACCTACAAAAGGAGACACATATGTTGCTCCTGCCTTACTTGCTAAAATTGCTTGAGATTCTGAAAAGACTAACGTAACATTTACAGATACATCGTCATCAGTTAAATCTTTACATGCTTTTAAACCCTGAGGTGTGCATGGAACCTTGATAGTAATGTTTGGTCCAATGTTGATCAGCGGTTCTGCCTGATCTAACATTTCTTGTGCTGTTTCACCTACTACTTCTGCAGAGATGGATGCATGGAATGGGAAGATCTCGGATATCTTCTTGTAGACTTCCATGGGTTCCTCACCTGCTTTCAACATTAATGATGGGTTCGTCGTGACACCATCAATTAATCCTGTCTCATAATAAGTTTTGATTAATTCAGCATCAGAACAGTCCAGAAAAAGTTTCATGACTCTCCTTGTACATTTTCAATATTTATTATACAATAAAAGACCCTAGGCGTCAATGCCCAGGGTCTGTGTGTTGATCTCGTGATCTTTTGTTTAATGCCCCCATTGGTGCAGTAAACGAATCTCACCGTAGATGAGAGTCAGAAATGCAACCATGAAAGCACTTATGTAAAGTACTGCCATTTGCTTATCCTCACTTTTTGTTTCTCACAAGTTTGATACCACGATACATGAGTTCGTGACGTCTTTCTTGTGCTGCTTCTTCAAGAATTTTCTTCTTGTATTCTTCTGGGTTGTATGAAACCCCACGGTAAACGACTTGTGCCATTTGTTTTTTCTCCTAAAGTAGTTGGATTTTCGCCCGTTCCTTTAGTCGTTTGCGTCCCAGTCACACTCCATACCTAGTGACTTTATTAGATGAACAGAATAAATCTCAACAACTTCTTTCCTCTGTTGAGGAGTTAGGTCCTTGTGATTCCTGACTCGATTTATCTTTTCAGATACATCGGCACAGGTCATACCTGCTGCTAGTAATATCCCTATCAAGTGTGGCATGAGATGAACGCTCCGTTCCGCGACCTACTTGCGTCACCCGAAGGTGATGAACGTAGTTGGTAACATACGATACTAAATTGTATCTGTTGCTACATTTATATTTATATCATAGATTCCTAACAAATGTAGTTCACTGTGATACAGTTTTTAATCTTTGATATTGTCTTTATCTTTTCTTAAGTCTTCGTGCAGTCTTTCCATTGCTTGCTTTCTTGCAGCAGTCCAGAGCATGTCTGTCACGTCTGGACCAAGATCATTTCCTTTCTCTAGGATTTCGTTATAGACTGAATCCTGCGAAGGCGTCTGCTTTGAGGTCTTGTTTGATTCCTCCGACGACATAACTTTCGATCTCCGTTTCTTGTGGTGCGTTTTGTAGTCCTCTAGAACTCAACCAGTGCTGAGTCCAAGGAAGAGGATTGTTTCTAAGTGGAATATCAAAGACTGGATCTAAACCAATCGCTTTCATTCTCTTGTTAGCAATCCATTCAACATACTGATGAAGTAGTTTTTCATTCAGACCGATCATACTACCTTCTTTGAACAGATAGTTTGCCCATGCTTTCTCTTCATCAACTGTCTTCTTGAACATATGCATAACCTGATCCTTCTCTTCGATAGCAATCTCTTGCATCTCAGGATCATCACCATCTGCCCACTTCTTCAAGATATTCTGCGTGATAACCAAGTGTTGACTTTCATCTCTAGCAATAAGAGAGAGTATCTTTGCCGAACCCTCCATAAGTTTATTCTCGCCAAAAGCAAACGAGCACGCAAACGACACATAGAAACGGATTCCTTCGAGGATGTTGACATTTGCAATCGCCCTATAAAGTTTACGCTTTAGTTCTCTACGATCCCACTGACCAGTAGTGTGTCCATCTCTTGCAAGATCCCACATTTGTCCTGTGTCATAATCATGTGCATGTTCAATGAAGTCATTGTACGATGAAGTCACAGACTCTGCACGAGACATTACATTTGGATCCTCCAAGATAGTATCAAATACTTCACCTGGATCTGAATACACATTCTTAATGATGTAAGTATAGGATCTACTATGGATCATTTCCATAAACTCCCATACAGTCATGCATGCTTCCAACTCAGGAAGAGAACAGTATGGAATGAATGCCATACCAGGACCACGACCTTGTACAGAGTCAAGCATGATCTGATACTTCAAGTTAGAAGTAAAGATATGCTTCTGCTCAGGAGTCAGAGTTTGATAGTCGGAACGATCTTTCTGTAGGGAAACCTCTTCGGGTCTCCAGAAATATCCAAGTTGTTGTTGAGTGAGTTTATCAAACACTGGATACTTATATTCATCATATCTTTGAACACCAAGAGGTTGTCCAAAGAACATAGGTTGCTTCTTTGTGTTTACTTTGTTCTTGTTAAATACGGTCATTCCTTTTCCTTCAAACTTTGCAAGAGTCACAGTCTTCTTCCTCCGAGGTGAGTATTTCGTTAATCAAATTGTCAACATTACTAGAGGGTTCGTCACCATCTTTTTTAGCGTCGTAGGTGTTCTGGTAATACGACGTCTTCCAACCATACTTGTATGTGTTAAGAAGATCTTGTGCCATTACGGTCACAGGTACTTCATTATCTGGATAGTTCTCTGGGTTGTAAGACCAGTTACCAGAGATCGCCTGATCAAAGAACTTCTGCATTACAGCAGTAACTTTGATGTAACCGTCATTATTATGCATGTCCCATAACAATGTGTAGTTACTCTTCAGTGTAGTATATGATGGAACAATTTGCTTAAGGGGTCCTTTCTTCGACTTCTTAACGGACAAGTAGTCGCGAGGAGGTTCGATTCCATTGGTTGCGTTTGACACAACGGAACTGCTCTCCGAAGGCATTT